CTGACGTTAACGCCTGTGTTCCCTCTGCTATGGTCCAGAGGTTAAGACCTCTATTCTGCCATTCTGCTGTTAGTATATTAAATGATCTTCTAATTGTTTTAAGATCATAGCCAGTCTTCATATCAAGACCAGCCCTTTCATAGGCTTCTTGGAATATTTCTGGTATATCTGGTGTTACTGATGCCATATCTTACCTACGAGAACTTTCTAAATCTTGCCGTTTTTTTAGCAATCTTTTTGGGCTGTTTAGCCACTTGTTTTCCTTTTCTAGTTGCTTTGCGCTTTTTAGCCGTAGTGGCGGCGTATTCAGCGGGCGAAAGAGCCTTAATCGCTGCGGAAGGTAGATAACGCTCGCCTGTAGCCTTTTTCCCTTGTGTAGAAGGTTTACCACTTTTTGTTCTCCACTTTTGCTTACCCCACGCCTTCAAGCTCCTTTGTGATTTTTTCAAAGCCATATTTTACTATACCAATAAATGTTTATTTATACTAGTCATCTTGTTTTCTTTTGTCTTCTGATCGCTTCTTTCGCCCTCTTCGCAATGGCGGCTTGTTGCGGCTTCCCAGCAACTTTAGACCTTTGTTCCATAACGGTAAGGATTTGAATTTTTCTAGCAAAAGGTTTATTAATATTTTTAACTTTTCTAGCGGTTGCACGAGCATCTGCAACAGTTGCATACTTAATCTTAACAGTGTCTTTTGGATTTTCATCAGTGTAGAGTCTCCTTCCTGAACCTTTAGGTTTTTTCCCTGTTCCAACTTTTGGATCTTTTCTAGCCATTTACTTACCATTTCTGTTCATTATAGCACTGGCACCCATATATGCAGCCACGATGCCACCGCCAGTGATGTAAAAAAGATTACTAATATCACTAAGTGCTTTGACTCTCTCGAGATCGACAAAAAACATTGCAATAGTAAAAGAAGCCATAGCAACCAAACTAGCAGTAGCCATACGTCTTTGTGCTCTTTGTTTTCGTAAATCATGTTCAAGTCTTTTAATTTCAGCCATATGCTCAAATTCATCATCACTAACTACACCGTCTTGATTGATATCGTAAGAAGCATATTTAGATTTATCCTGTAATTTTTTCTGTCTCATCTTCTGTTCTCTTTATAAATCCAAGCTAAAAGTATTATAAAACCTACTACTGTACAAAACAATAATATCCAGCCTATGTATTCCCAAATTTTTCTAATAAGCTCCTGTCTTTCATAAATTTCCCTTTTTCTCTGAAGCCTGATTTCTTTTTCCATATGTAAAATTTCATTCCAAGAATTAGCCCCGTAGTGAAAATTGATAAATGATTTTAGCTCTTGTCTTTGTGCTTCTAACTTTTTTTTTGCGGTAAACGCTTCTATAGCACTAGCTTCTATTTCTTTTCCTTTAAATAATTTTCTAAGAGGAGAGGCGTTCTTGGCAGACTTCTCTGCATTATCAATATCGCTTATGGCTCCCATCCAGCGACTTAAATCTTTGCCCATAGATTCAATTTCTCTACCCGCTGCAAAACCAGCCTTAATAGCCCCAAATGCTTTTGAGGCTGCTGTTATGGCTAATCCTATAGTGGCTGGGTCCATTATCCTCTATAGCCTCCACCTTTTGCTTTGTATTGTTTTGCAAGCATTTGAGCTTTTCTAGCACTCCACTGACCAGGTCTACCACCTTTGCCACCAGCCTTTATTCTATTAAACAACGCTTTTCTCATTGTTGGCTTTGTGTAGTTGCCTGCTTTATTAACAGTGCTCCCACCTTTTTTCATTCCTGTGACAGCTCTGTCATACAATTCTGGAAAATCTTTTTTTACTGTTTTTTTCGCATCACTAACAATTTTTCTTGGATAATTTTTATTACCCATAGAAAGAGATTTTTTTGCAGTATCTTTTACCTTGCCCTTTATTGCACTTTTTAGTGTAGTTGGTTTTGGATAATATTTTCTCATAAATCACCTATGTAGTTATGTTAGCCATTCTGTCACAAAGTCTTTGTGCTCTGTTAGTTACTTGGGTATACCATTTTGAATTTTTCATCTCTTCGCTTGCAGAAGAAAAGTCTCTGTTGTCCACATGTTGCTTCATCTTTAAAAATCTGCTTAAACGAGGTCGACCAAGATTAAACATCATGTTAGCAATAATTCTTTGTGCTTCTTCTGGTAAATCATCAAAGTCATTATAAAGATATTTACATTCTTGTATTGTTACCTGTATGTCCTCATCAAATAATTCGTTGACTCTTTCTTCTTCAATCTTTGTTCCTACAGGTAAACCACTTTCTGGATCTGTATCTTTTATAAGATGTCCCACTCCACAAGTCGGTAGAGAAAGGTGGTCGAGGTATATTTCGTATTTTACACCCTCGTCAATTTTCAACTCTTCTCTTAACTTATCAATATCCATTATGTAATCTTTCCTTTGGTCATGCCTTTAGAAGCTATGCCATCAATAGGCTTAGTTCTTTTCATAACACCGCCACCCATCATTCTCTGCATTTGATTAGCACCTGTGGCAGCCATAGGTGATGTGCCACCAGTTGGCATTTGAGCAGAAGCCATAGCCATTCTTCTCATTTTGGCTGCTTCTCTTTTATCTTTGGCAAGCATACCTAAGGGGCTAAAAGGTCCCATAACCTTCCCTATTTCTGACAGCCCCTTTGAAATAGGACCTTGCCCTTTCATTATGCTATATGCTGGACTTAATGTTGCAGCTAACCCGCCAAGTCCTCCACCTTTCTTATATGAATTTACTTTATTTTTCTTTCTCATTTTATTACCCTTCATTTGGTTTTTTATTGAAGATCTACTAATCAACACTTCCACCTTCGTCTAGCTTGTCTTAATCTACTATTTGGATTTTTTGCTGCTTTAGGAAACTTCTTCATTTGACCAGCACTTCTAGCACAAAAAGACTTTCTTCTTTTTGCAGCTTTACTACCTGCTTTGACTTTACCAGTTACAGCAGTCTTAAGTTTACTTCCAGGATTTTCTCTTCTGTATTTGGCAACACCTTTGGCGGTCATTCCAGCACCTGCTTTCGTAGGTCTTTTGTGACCACCCTTTATGGTGTAGCCTTTCATACTGCCCCTTTTTTTAGTAGAAGGCATTACGATAAAAATACAGTTAACTTATTACCAGAGCCTGTGAAGCCATGTATAAAAGCTCCATTTTCAGCAAGCATGCCTTGATCTGGAATATTCAACGTATGTAATCCTGTGGGGAAACTTTGTAGTAAGATTGTATCTCCACCACTTCCATCTTTAATTGTTAAAACACCAGCTGAATTACCAAATATAACAACTTGTCTTATTCTAGATCTATCAGGACCTAGAACAGCTGCACTGTCTCCTTGGTTAAAGTTAAAGGCTTTAACATCTGATCGACCTGCCATTTAACCCTCCTTAGAATACTGAGTATTCAAGTTCTACTGTAAATCTACCTGCTGAAGCATCTGCATTTAAAGACGTTGTAGCCGCAGCATACAATACATTACTAGCAATTGGCGCTGTTACATTAGGCTCAAACACATGAAAATTACCAGCTGTATTATTAAAGTTAATATCAACCTCAGTTATAGATAAAGCAGCAGATAAAGTTGGTGAAAAAGCCGCAACACCCGCGCCAACAATCTCTGTTCCTGAAGAAACAGCTGCGTTAGTTGCTGTGCCGCTAGTCGCACTTAACTGTAAACTACCAGCCAAAGTTTGACCTGCGGCTGTTGTGATGCCCACTACAGCTTTATGAATAAAAAACTTTGTTGCAGTTACGAGTTCATCTGGATGATCTGAATTTAAAGTTCCTAATTCAACAAGTACATCACCATCAGCGTAAGCTGAAGCTGTATCTGTTGCAGCCAAAGAACCTACAAAGGTTTGAATTTTTCTTGAACCTAAAGATATTAGCTGACCAGTAGAATTTACTGAAAAGCCAGTTTGGGTAATAGCACCTGTAGTGCTATTTTCATTTATTACATTGAATCCACCCTTAGATCGGACTGGACCCGAAAAAGTTGTATTAGCCATGTTACACTCCTTGTCTTGGCAAATGTCAAAAAGTGCATGTGCACTTTCTGTCAAGGGTTAAAAGGGGGCATTATTGCCCCCTCTATTAGTTACGCACCTGGTGAACCAAACATCCCTAATGGATCTGATACACCGAATGAGTATCTCTCACGGGCTTTGTATCTAACATTACCTGTGTCGAAATCACCATCCATTGATGTGCTCATAGGTGTTCTTACGAACATCTTCATGCCGTTTGGAACATCAGTTGTTAAGAAGAAAGCATCAGTATCTGTGAGATAGTGATTGATAGAAAATCCCTCTGGGATACTTCCATTTGTTCTTAACGCATTGATGTCATTATCAGCAGTGCCTGTTCTACCTTCTGTCTGCAATAGTCTTGTTGCGACAAACATTAATGCAGGCGGAACGATTAACTTCCTTGGTCTAGCTGCAATTAACAAGCCTCTTTCGTCAACGAAAGCTGCAATGTCAATTACCATTTGCTCAAGTGAAGTTTCATTTAAGTCTGCATTTGTAGTAAGTCTATTCTTATTGTTGCCACCAGCCACTGTTGGGTGAGCTGTGTTAAACAATGTTACACCATCGCCACTTTGAAAAGTATCAAAGCCTGTGTTAAGCAATGCAGCAGCTTTTGTCTGCTTTGTGTAAGCCATTGCTCTAGCCAGTGCTTTAGTATAACGAGCAGACAATGAATCATAAAGATTATCTTCCATTGCCTCTTCTGTTATGGAAAAGCCCATAGCCACAGTTTCGTGGTTGTATCTTGAAGTGAATGACTCTTGCGCTGAATCAAAAGATATAGCACTACCTTCAGGCTTTACTGGGGCTGCCCCAAAACCTGATAACTTGACTTCTTCTTCAAAGCTACGCTCTGAATTTTCTGTCTCATATATTTCAGCATGCTCATCTTCATACTTTTCGTACTCAAGTCCAAATAAAGCATTAAGACCTGGTAATAACTCCTTAAGGAGTTGTGCTCTTGAAATCGCCATTTATCTCTCCTTAAGCTGCGCCACTAGTTGATGACAACTGATGATAGTTGAATTTACAAACCAATATTGGAAAGTTACTTCCCTTCTCATCACCTAAATCACCACCTAAGTAGTCAATTATTTTGATTCCATCACCTGCATTAGTAGATATCTCTGAAGCATCTAAAGACACTCTTGATATACCTAGTGTTGTGTTTGCAGATCCCTGTACGACAGGTGCGTTTTTGCCATAAATATCTCTGGCATTAGAAAAAGCCCCGTCTGCTTGAATTGTAAATAATACGTTAGGATCATCTACAACATAAGCCATTATGTCATCCGCTGCTGTACTTGCAGGGAAATGTTGACTGAATGTCAACTGATTAGTATTTGGATCAGTAAATCGGCATCCCATGAAAATACCACATAGATCAGTTGCTGAACCATCCATAGTACCTGTCATTTTTGCAATTGTAGTTGCATTACTGGCATTTACTAATTGAACGATATCGCCCTTCACTATCGCTGTACTCTCTCCAGATTTAATAGGGTATTGTCTAAATACCTCTAATGAACCTGCGTCAAATCTGCCGATTGGGTTTAATCCAAATGGTGCTGCTACGCTACTCATAATTAAATTCCTTCTCGGTTAAATTTACGTCATTAAGATGTGCGAGTCACCTTTTCTGGTCTAAGAACTGGCATCCTCGAATCGGACTCACGAAGAAAATTATTATCCACAGAAGCGATCTGTTGATCATTCTTCTCTTTATAATGTTCTCTCCTTGCATCCATGTTTTCTGTGGAGTTCTTGCAAAGTAGCAATCCTCCAACCTCTACATTGCCTTGAAACTTTGAATCAACATCGGTCATCACTTTTAACTCTGGATGATCTTCTGCTTTAACTGGCTCCCATCCTTCACGAAACTTTGAAGAAACATTAGTCATGTCAGCTTGTCCTAGAGTTGATGTGCGAATCCATCTGTACTCAACACCTGGTTTTGGGTCTGGGTCAGGGATCGAATTTGGTCTAGTCCAAGTAACCTTTCTTTTTGTTGCTTCTCTGCTTTCTTCTGTGCGTAAAGTTCTATCAGCCATTTGAAGCCTCCTTTAAAAGCTGTGCTGCATATTGCTCATTGCTGAGACCAAGTCTTCTAGCAAGACTTACTTGTGTTGAGGTCAGTTGCACTTTGCGTGGTTGTTTTGCACTTCTACTAGGAGGGGCAACCACGGAGCCACCAGTTCGTGGAGGTGCACTTACCTCTTTTGTCTCCACATTCTGGTTGTCTTGAAACTCTTCTGGAAATCTGGCTTTCATAGCTTTGTCAATTTCACTGTAATATAATTCTGGTTCTACTTTAGGACTTATGTTCTTTTTAATTAATTTTTGATGAACGCCTAAAGCGTATCCTGTCATCTCTTCATAGCCATCTTTTTGAAACCAATCATTTTCAGCCATCCATGCCTTATCTTCTTTTGTTGGCTCATGCTTTGGAACAGGTGTATAACTTTTTTCCTGTTGCTGAACAGGTTTTTCTTCTGTTCTTTGCTTTGGCTTATAATCTTGTATTCTAAGCTGCTCTGCCTGTGCCTGATTTAATTTAAGTTGTGCTTCAGTAATTCTATCAGGATCACCTGCCTCATAAGCCTCTTTATATTCTTTTTTAGCCGCTTCTATCATTGCAGATGTTTTGCCTTTCACCTGCTCAACTAATACTGCCTCTCCGTCATCTATAGTTTTTCTAAGTTTATTATTTTCTTGCAGTATTCTTTCAGCATGCTTAACCGCTTCATTCTTTTCTCTTTCAGCAGCTTCTTTAGCTCTTCTCTCTTCGTGATACTCGTACTTTAATTGTTTTATTCTTTTCTGAGCATCACCTTTATATTTTGCAATTTCATCATCTTCAGGAATGTCAGGCTTTGTTCCCTCAGTTCTTGCAGGTCTATTCTTGTCCTCTTCAGGAGTATCATCTACAACCTCAACTTCTAGTTCAGGTGCAACTTGTTCTTCTGTTTCTAGTTTTTCTGCTGTATTTTCATTCATGCTCTTGTATACCCTCTTGGATCATCAACAACTGCCTCCACAGTGTCATCGTTAATTAACCTAAATTCGTCACCTTTTATTTTAAATCTTGTTCCTGAATAAGATCTAAAAATTACAAAATCTCCCTTTTGACAATATGGTCCGTTAGGAAACTTATCTTTGTCTTTGTAACACTCGTCACCCATCTCCACCACAAAACCTATGATAGATGCGGTCTCTTCCAGTTTAATTAATTTATCTGGCATGTGAACTCCACCCTCAGTTTTCTCTGCCATTTTAGGTATACTAATTAAAAGTTTATACCCTTTTGGCTGGGGCAACTTTAACTTAACATCTTCTTCGATGTTCTTTTGCGCTGTGTACATGTAAGCTATCCTATAATATTTTTTTTATTTTGCAAACCCTTAATCTTCAATAAACCTTTTTTCAAGCGTACGCACTTCCTCTTCCAGTATGTTGAGTGCTTCGATTTTGCCGCATGTATATCTGTAATCTTCATGGGAAGAAGCCCCACCACTCGTGATATAAATGCTCCAAGCATCCTTCATCTCCTTTATTTTACCAAGTATTGGTGTATATATAGTTTCGTTTCTACTCATTCTGTAACTGCTTTGCTGCGTCTAAAGCTAATTTTGCTTCTTCTTTTTGATCTTTAGCTGCGTCTGTCGCTAGTTTTGCAGCAATTCTTACACCTTCTCTTTTATCTTCACTATCAAGCCTATCTTCTTGAAGTTCTTTGTTTATTTTAGTTTTGGCTGCTTCTAACTCAAGTTTCATTTTATCCATTTCTATCTTGTGTTGAAGCTCTGCTTCTTTGATAGCAAGTTCTCTTTGTTGAATTTGTGTCAAAGGATCTTCTTGTTGCTTCTTAGCTTCAGCAGCTTGTATCTCAGCTTGATTTGCATTTAATAGTTTTTGAGCTGCTTGCGCTGTGATTTTAGATAGCTCTTCTTCCGCATCTTCAGGTAAAGGCTTATCTTCATTAGGCATAGGAACACCTAACCTTTCTTCAATTTCTTTTCTATACTGGAACGCAACATGCTCTGTTATATGTGCAGCTAATGCAGCTTGTATTGCGCCAGCAAAAGGTGACTGTCCTACTATTTCTTTTAACTTCGGATCATTTGCAGCAGCAAGATGAACTGTTAAATGTGCTTCATGATCTTGGTATTTGAATGCTTTAACTGGCTCTTGTTTAAGTATTGCCATGTTTTCTGATACTGGATCTGCTGGCTTGATATCTTCTTTTAACTTTACTATTTCTTTTGCATCACTAATTCCAAGAACCTCTAACATTTGTCTGTGCAGTTTGCCCATGTCATATAACTGTGGAGCTTGTTGTGCTAATTGCAACGCACTTTGATACTGCATAATTCTTTGTGACATAGTCGCAGCGTTTGGATCAGATACTGGTATTACATCGACCCTGCCATCAAAATCTTTTGTTCTGCTAAACTCACCTTCCATTTCGTAAGCGTATGTGGATGGCATATAATCATGAATTATCATTGCAATAATTCTTAATTCTTTTTTTAACGCAGCGTGAAGTCTTGACTGCACACCTGACATAACTTTCATGGATCTCTCCATGAGAGCGAGTGTTGTTCCTACTGGCGCTTGCGCGTTGATGTCTCCAACTTGTATATCTGCAACGGAGCCAATCCTTCTCCCCTCGTCAACGATATTTTGGAGTAATTGGTACAACACGGA